CAGGTATGCCGCCCATGACTTGCATTTGAACATTGTGTTACTCCTAGTGGCCTGGTATCGATGGCATCGATGGGATGTTGATCGTGACGCCCGGAAATTTCGTTGACGCGCTTTGGATCGCGGAAGTTAGCTCCGCGATTTGTGCCGTCATTTCGGTCAGTTGCGCTGCATAGGTAATCGTCGGCTTCACCATTGGCGTAATGACATTCGTAATAAGCCCCGAGGCCCAGCCGACAATCGAACCAATCGATGGCGGCGACAATAGCGCCAAAACAGGCGTCAGCGTGGCCAACTCGGCATTGATACCAGCCTGCGCTGCGGCTAGTGATGTCATGGCCTCAGTGACTAGCGACTGCAGCTCTGCCGGCGATTTCGCGGCGTTGATTGAACTGGTCAAGTTGGCAAATTGCGCCAAGTTCACCAGTTGCGATCCTTGTGGAATCATATCTATCCTCATTCAATGTTAGTTACGATGCCATCCTGAACGGTCACGACGTTGCCGGCAGGAGTGGTAAATGACCCACTTACACCCGTGCCAACTGTAAGGTTGCCGGTTGTTGCAACCAACGGTGTATCAAATATTATTTGTGTCGCCGCATTGATCGTGACGGTGGTCGCATCGTTAATCGTCACAGGTTGATCGTTCGCGTTGATGACAATGCCTCCAGACGCCGTCAAATATATGTACTTTCCGTCCTGGCTGTACAACATGGTCTCGCCAGCGTGCAGGCCGGTTGGTCGGCTCGCCTGGTGACCTGTTGCGACGATGACACCGTTATCGCGATTGCCCCCAATGAATGCCACAACAGCGTCGGAGCCGATAGGCGGATTGGATGTAAAACCGAACTCAGCAATACGCGGGATGTTGTCTTTGAGTTCAATCGCTCCCATTCGCGCCTGCACCATTTGCGCCACACCGCTATCGTTGACGGTCGTGAAGCGACCGCGCCCGATAAGCAGCATTAACCGCGTAAATAATTGGTTCATGACGGAGGTGCGCCTTTCACATCGAGCGCGAACGATTGCAGCAAGGTCGGCTGCGGCAAGAACGCCTCTTGCGGCATAATCACCAACTCACAGGTTGTGCCAGATCCTTCCTGCAGGTTGTAGGTCACTTCGCTGATTACCCAGGTTTTGTTGTCCGTCTTAATGGCTGGCAAGGACAAGTTCACCAGAGTGTTCGGCGCGTATAACACGCCACTTGAGTCGCGCCAGCTATCGGTGGTCAAACATACCTGCGCTGACCTGCCGAAGCGTCTGGCGGCCTCCCAAGCGGCTCGTTGCTCGCATACTTGCTGTGCAGCGCCCCAGCTTCCCTGCTCAGCAATCGTCACGTGCCGACGCGGGCGCAAAACGCCGGAATCCTTGTAGGTGCCGAGTAAGTTACCGCCATCACCTGAATCGATAAAAACGTCCACCGATTGCAGGAATGCCACATATTCGGAATAGCGCTGGTCCTGTGAGTACGTGGCACGCATGCTTTGCACATTGACGCCTTGCGTGAATCCACTTGCAGCAGATTGCTTACCAATGCCAGATAAAATCAAATTGCCATCCGGTCCGTCATAGGCAAGCAATTGCGCAAATCGACATATACGCTCTATCACCTCCCACGATGTTTCGCTCAACATCAAATTGAACTGCGGAATATTGAAATTCGACCTGCCATCGTCATTTTGCGCCGACACAGTGATGCTGTTGTATTCCGCCAGCTTTTGCGCAATCTGCAGCACGGAACAACTGAGGATCTGCGCGCCAGGCCACTGCGCCGCGCAATCGACCAAGTCACAACATTTTCCCCGACCGACGATGCGCACATCGTGCCTGGCCGAACCCGTGACTTCAAACGTCACGCGGTCGATATAGCCGGTGATGACCAGGTCAGCCCCCAAGAAGACCTGACAAGGGTCGCCAGGTTGCACTACCAGATCCGCAGCCTCGCCCAGATAGCGCTCGGTCAACAAGATATCGAAGTCGCTGGGGCAACGCTCTACGCCACGGGTCACCCGGATTGAGTCCCAGCCGGTGATGTCTTGGTTGTTTACTTTCAACGTCAGATCATCGGTCATGAGGAAAGCACTTTGATTGATGTTGGCATAAATGCCGGATGCGGTGGATTTGCCTCCCCCACCAGCTCATCAGCACGGCTGGGATCGCGGTACAGCATTTGGGCGATCACTGGAGCCGGCAGCGCCGTCGACGCCTTGTATTGCCTAATGGATGGCAATGCCGCACCACGAGCCGTAAGATCGGCCACCACTGCCGCAGACAATACCCGCAATGCATTAAAAGTTTCATCCTCACCCTGGTCGCCGGCAATATCAATTTCAGCACCCAGCATGTTCACCACCAGGGTACGCAACCTCACTGCATCGTCGCTCGATGACGGCTGGTAACTTGCCGAAGCGGCGGCAAGCGCAATGACTGCAGAGCGTCTAAAAAGATCATTTACGGCGCTTTGCATGCTGGCAGCCGGTGCCCACGCCACTGGCGTCACGTCGGCTTGTATTGGCGCGAAATTCGCCAAATTGACCAAAATACGTACCGCATCAGCCGGATCGACAGTCGCAGCGGCCAGCGCGGCAACCAATGCTTGCGCGGCATTGGCGTAATCAATCGGTGAACTCATGGTTAAATTCCTAACGTAGATGCGACAAAGCTGAGCGCCGAGCTGGCCGCACTGACATTTGCACGGGCAGACGCGCCCAATGCCACCAGCGACGACACCGAGGTCGCGGTACTAACGGCGCTCTGCACGCCTGAAAGCGCACTGGAGAATCCGGACAGCGCGCCGCTGGCATAACGCCCCAGCGAGCCTGAAAGACTTGGTGGCAACGCGCTGGACAAGGCAGACACCATGTGAAGCGCACTCGTAGCATCGGCAGCTAGATTGGCGACCTGACCTGCAACCGAACTGGCTGCAGCGACTGCCTGACCAAGCACCGATGCCCCGCCGCCCAACAAGCCGCCAACCGCACTGCCGAAACTGGCTCCCGCAGCAGCATTCGCCAAACTGGCTGCTGCAGTAACTGCGCCGCCTGTGGATGTGGTTTGTGATGGAAATATTCGCTTACCACTTTCGAGAAAGACAAACTTGATCTCAAAAGTACGTCCAGCTTCCCAATGCTCACTCGCCTCCGCATCGAGCAAGCCAACCATCATCGTGCCAAGGGTGGGATGCACCAACTGCCCAGGTCCCTCGCTTTCACATGCCGCAATCAACTTATCGCGTTGTGCGATGACAGCGCCACCGCCGTATTTGATGCTGTTTTCGACAAGAAAACCTGTCATCGTTATGCGCTTACCCGCACGCCCCAGATCTTCCACCCAGACAGGATGATCATCGGATAGAGGATATTCATGCACCGCGTTACGTCGACCAAACTTGATCTGACCGCCGAGAACGCCAAATGGCACACCTTTCCACGACGCTGGCCGTAGCGCTTGCGCCCAGGTTTGATTAGCACCGCTTTGGCTGCCACCAGTCAGCGACGAGACAAGGCTTTCGACCTTACCTACAGCACCCAATACCTTACTGAGACTCATGGCGTCACCGACATAGGCATGGAATAGGCAATGCGCACTGGCATGATTTCGCCGTCATTATTCTTTGCAGTCACGGTAGTTCCAGGAGGTGCGTTGCCCAGCGAAACATGAACCTTGATCTCTTGCTGGACCGGATCGGCTGGTGCAGCGTTTTCCGGCGCGGGAGAGCTGACCACTGCCTTGGCCGCTGGCGCTGTGTTTAACGCCTGGCTTCCCCATCCGGTCAATGGCGTTGCCGGCAATTCACTACCGCTTGCCACCGCAGCGCTTGGTGCGGTAGTCGATGGTTGGTTACCCCAGCCGGTTAGCGGCGTCATCGGCAACATACTTGAAGGGGCCGGAAGCGCAGCCAGCGCACTATCGAGCTTCATGTTATTCAATATTGCGCCGGCATTGTCTTGGCGGCGCGCGATGTTCGCCTCATCTTTGCCAGGCCGTTCGTATAAGTCAGAATGCAACTTCGCCGCTTCTTCAGCGGTCTTTGCCGCCATCAACTTGGTTCCCGCA